GGAGCACTTGCTGATTGTGATTGAGTTCATAGATTCTACCCACTCAACAAAGTTGTTCAACACCTCTTGATCGTCTGTGGTGATTTCTACTAACTCCCCTAGCTTTGCCTTTACCACACCATAGGTTGCTCCACTAGGAATACTCTTTACTTCAGACGACAAGTGTAGAAGATGTTGAATAGGAAGCCTGTTCTTTCTTTGAATCTGAGTAAACATATCAGTCATAGCTTTGAAGCTATCTCTGTTTTTAATCCTCATCAAGAAAGGGAACTCTTTAACATCCACAGGTTTACCATTGGCATCCTTTGCTTTGTCAAGTGTACACAGACCAAAGATGACTTTAAACCTATCGGTTGCCCTCATCAGGTCTTGTGTTTCTTGTGGCAACGAACTGAAATCTTTAACATAACCTGACGGTCTACCACAGTTGAACCCACCGTAGTTGTCCTTCAAGTCACCATTCAAAGACGTTGCCATTACAGTACGCAACATCCGTCCTTCCCCCCCATCAGGCTTCTGATAGTTTTTATCGTAACGCTGAAACTGAAAGCGTTGCATAAACGGACGAATAGTTATCGTATCGCTGTAATACACAGTGTCATCAGGAAAAGTGACAGAGTACGCTCCTGCTTTGACGATGGCGACTTCCATACTCTCACCATCGACTTGCTTTGTACCCATCACATTCTGATGAACCTGCTTAATCTCTGCTAAAGCTGATGTGCTTTTCGCAGGGACATTCGACATCCCCATTAGTTCTGCTAGATCGGCAGGGGATTTTCCTATTACTGCTAATGTGTTATCCACTATTATATACTCCTTATATTAAGTTTTAAATTTTATCAGACTACATCTTTAACGTCAAGCCAATTATCACCTATTTTAGATTCTAATAGCATTGGAACATTTACATCAATATCATAATAATTTTCTATAATTTTTTTAAGATTATTATTAACTTCTCTAATTATTCCTAATACATCTTTCTCCTCTAATGGGTGAACATCTAACACGACTGAATCATGCACTGTGTTTACTAGCATACTCTTTAATTCTTTTTGGTCTAAACGCTTCTCTATCTCCAACAATACAATAGGAACTATATCACCTGTAGCAAAGCCTTGAACAGGGTAGTTCTTAATCATGGTAAAGTGGGTTGGAGTTCCACTTCTCCGTCTCTCTACGTCAGGGAAAGCATACTGCCTACCTGATGGTATCTTTATTCTACCAAGGTTAATAGCCTCGTCACCTAGTTTCTTGTGCCACTTAGCTATGCCTTTATACTTGTCCATAAAGTGTGTGTAATACTCAGCCTCAGCTTTCGTTCTGCCGTACCCTGTAGCTCCATAGAGAGGGGCAAAGGTATGTGCCTTAGCTTCTTGCCTAGTCGTTGGTTGTCCTGCCTCAGAGATAATCTGAGCCGTATAGGAGTGAACGTCAAAGCCTGTAGATACTTCTTGCATTGCAACTTTATCTTGTGACAATAATGCTGCAACTCTAAATTCTAGCTGTGCAAAGTCTGCTTCAAGTATCTTACCCTTCAAGCCAAACTGATCGCTGTTCCAACGAGACGTAAACACTTTCTTAACAGGGAATGTACCACCTCTAGGCATGTTCTGCATGTTAGGATTGCGTCCACTAAATCGTCCTGTAGCCGTGACATGTTGTGTGAGACTAACGTGTAACAATCCATCGTCCTTAGTGTAATGCTCTATGCCATCGACAAAGGCTGACAGGTAGCTTGATATAGCACTTTGCCTTTTAAGGTCTGTCAAGAAAGTTTCTGCTGTTGTCATACCTTTTGTCTTGGCTATATTGATAAGGCTCTCTAAGTTACCTTTACTTGTAGAGAACCCATTGGCACTGACCCAATCCTTAGACGGTGGGAAGAACCCTAGCCCTGCCATGTGCTTTAACTTGGTTAGCTTGTACCCTCTCGTGTCACACTCAGGACAACGAGTTGGCTTGGCAAAAGGACTTCCATCTTTCTTAGTTTTATACACCTTGCCTTTTCCATAACACTTCTGACAAACACTAGCTTTAGTCTTCACCATCATAGAACTATTATCTTTAACAGCCTGTCTAAAGTCATCTTTGTTTTCTACATTGTCAAACGCAACAGCCCATTGTTTCTTATCCTTTAGTATCCTAGAGTATATAACCTGACTGACTTGCTCAGGAGAATTGAGATTTATAGGAGTGTCGCCCATTAGTTCTTTTACTTGTGCGTTTAGTCGTCTCTCTATCTTAACTAGCTCATCCTCAAAGTCCCAACGCACATCCTGTAAGGCTTTTCTGTCTATACTAAATCCGTTCATGTACATCTTGGCTAATGTTTTACAAACAGCATTTGTAATATCCCTAACCTTACCAAGAGACTTACTCTCAGGCTTAGAATACTCATCTAACAACCTCCAATACAAAGCTCTAGTTACAACTAAGTCTTGTGTTAAGTATTCTGACAAGTCTTTAAGAGGTATCTCATCTGTTTGAAAGCCCCTACTAAAGTAGTCTTTGAGTGTGTCTGACTTTTTCATATTAAGATCGTATCGTATTGCACAGTTTTCCAGGCTAACAGATTGTTTTTGCCCACGTTGTAATATGTATTCGCCTAGCATAGTGTCAAATATTTCACCATCATACTTAAAACCACAAGCCCACAACCATTGTAAATCATATTGTAAGTTGTGTCCTATCAAGAGTGTTGTATTGTCAAGAACTCGTTGCAATCTTTCTTGTGCATCGTCATCTTCAATAGTCTTTTCATTGTGATCAAAAACAAATATAGTTTTCTCATCTTGATTAAGATGATCCATTATGCCTACAAGTGTCAAAGAATTGTCAGGTTCAAAGGGATCAAGATGTAACTTGCCATCTCGTTTAGTTGTGGTGTTTTCCACATCAAGTATTATCTTCATGCTGAATACCTCCCTGTTTTTACATCTAGTTCGACATGAACTGTACCATGCCAACCTGTTAGTTTGTTCTTGGCTAATCTGATGTGCCGTTGTGGATCATTACTATCCTGCCCCTCAATGTCAGGGTTCTTACTAAGCAACAGCATTAAATCAGCTTCTGCTGCCTTACCTGTTTTACTACCCTCAAGCATAGATTGATTAACATTTATCTTACCTTCTGCTTCTGCTGATAGTTGTGACATCCATATGATAGCACAGTTATACTTCTTGGCGATGTTTCGTGCGTGAATTGCCGCCTCCTTTAAGTAGATATCTGATCTCTCTGAACCCATACTCGCAAACTTATCACCCATATCAAGCACTATGATATCAGGATTAACGCTCTTGGCTAGTTGCTCCACGTAGTCCATTCTTTTATCCGTTGCATCTTTAATAGATAACAACTGCTTTACAGGCTCGTATCGACTAAGTGCCACCTTTCTATTCTCTAATACTTGGTCACTTGACATATTAGATTTACAGTACAGGTAGCGTAAGCCAACTCTTTTGTATGCTTCTTCATTGCATAACACCACGCACTTAGCCCCTTGGTCTATAAAGCCACCCTCCGATGCTATAATACTAGCGTGAAAGGAAGTCTTACCTGTGTTTGGTCTAGCCCCTACGATAACAAAGTGTCCCCCACTCAGTCCCTCCACTCGTCTAGCAAGAGAGGGTATGTTAAACTTCCATTGATACTTAACATTCAAGTGGTCAACCAATGTGTCAAAGCTAATGTCGTCACCTTCAAACTTAAAACTAGGAGTGAAGTCATCCTGATAGCTATCTAGTATGTTGCGTAGTGGCTCAAGATTACTTTTAGTTCCGTTCACATAGTCAAAGCCAAGGTTAGCTATCTCTTCACCAACCATTTGTTGAAACAGTTTAGATAAAACTTCTTTCGCTATATCGTTATTCATTGGTTCTTCTTTTGATAATTTATTGAAGAGAACCTCGTAAGATGTTTTGTTGGCTGAAGTCATAGTGCCATTGTCTGAAAAGAACAAAGCCTGTAGCTCAGTAAGAGATAAGTTTCTCTCATGCTTACCCATAGCTTGATCTAATGTACCCTTAATTTTTCTAACATCTTTACTAAACAATCTATCAGGACATCGACTTCCCTTATGCTCATCGTAAAAATCTTTCTGCATTAAACTTCTTATTAGTGCTAGTTCTATCATTTTTCTGACCTCTCTTGTAAATATTTTATAGCTTCTTCTAGTAGGTTCACATTATCGTTAAACCTACCTAACCCTATGTTGCACCCATTGCATATCCAACCTCTAAATGTGTTAGTTTCATGGCTATGATCTAGCACCCAAACTGACCTGTCGTTCCACCTATCGTATTCCTTTAGCACCTCTTCTGTTTTATTACAGATAGGACACCTATACTCAGGATCAATCGGTTTTGGATTCTCTCTCATAAGCTGTGTACGTATAGCCTGTTTCTTATTCTCACACTCTTTGCACTCAGTTCGATAAGCCTTTCCTACTTTAGGTTCTCTGAATGTGAAACAAGAAACATGC